ATAGTCCGCGAAGATACCATCCCTACTGTAATTCCTACGCAATCAATTCTCTCGACGAGAACGTACAATGCTTATGCAACACTATCCAATATCTCCATCCCCATTACTCAGGGCATTGATGGACCTATTGCCCTCGAGAACATTCCTCAAATAAACAAAGACGATCCAGGAAAACCCGATTGGTGGTATCGTGTCCATCATGGAAGTTCAGAACCGTCCACTTATCGATCTCCAATAGAAGCGGATCATGATTGGGAAATGGCCTGGCAACGTGAAGAAGAACGAAGAGAAGCAGCCTGGACGCCTGGGAATTGGTGGTCCTGGGGATATACAGATGAGACGATTCCCCAGGCATACACGTCAGGTCTTTGGTGAAATCCTGAAACCGGAAAATAGCTGAGCCTGGTATTGAGGTAATTCGGGGATAAATCCCCAATAAACGCCTGAATCACTCCTCCAGGATTTCCGGTTTCCAGTCAAACGGAACGAATCTTCTCTCCGCCTCGATGACAATAACATCGAGTCATTATTCCGTGGACTTCATAGGAACAGATCGGGCAATCGTAATTTCTCCAAATCATGCAATAATTACATTTGCAAACGAACTTGTGGCCCATTGCAATTCTGCAGGCTTTCTGATACCAGGTTTCCCTCATTGCAATACCCGCTCCATCAATATCACTAATGCTTCATTTCGCGAAATTCTCTCAAGTCTACGCAGACGTACAACCGCTTCATCAAGAACGTCGCGGATCTCGCAATCCCAAATGTCAAAATCAGACACCCGATCTATTTTTTCTCGGATTGCTTTTTCAATAAATTTCGACCGCTGTCCGGCCTGCTTTTTTCTCTCTAATTCCCCAATCATTTTGATGGGGAGATATACCTTAATTTCTGATTTTTGGTTCATAGGTGCGCCCCCTTACCCCCGGGGAGGGAGCATCCGATGATAAGGGGTTCGCTCAAAGGCCTGCTGCGTGGCAGCGATAGCCCTTTTGTCGGCATACATGTTCAAGAGAACGTTTTCAATTAGTCTATAAACATCGGAGTGGGATGTCCCGTATATGGCAACTTCCAAAACTGGCTCGTTCTATCTGACTGACACTGTTTCGTTTGCCGCGGCATCTCCCGCGGGTACTCGAGGCCAATCGACAATCGATTTGGGTGCGTACGTGAATGTCCCAACTGGACAAGCAATTGCAGTTGAATCGGTAGATTTCATCTATCAGACTGCAGATGGAAATGGATCAGGAAATGAACTCCTGGCTGCAGACGGAGCAATCGGTGTTCAACTCACCGATCTAAATCCTGCAACTACTCTGTTAATCGCTGACGATCAGACCCTGATTGCTTCGGGATGTCTGAACGTCGACTTCACAGGAAACGTAGTGTCACACACCAGCGATTTATACCCCGATAATTTCGGTCCAGCCGCACTTTCAGAGGCATTCATGGTCGTAAATGACACTCTTTACCTGGTTGCGGGAAATAACGTGGCTGCAACCGGTGCACAAATCGTCTACGTAACGGCTAGGATTCGCTGCAGAGTAGTCAAATTATCGCAACAAGACTGGATGAGTATTGCAATTCAGAGTACGGCTTCTGACAACTGAAGGTGACTTGAGTGTCATCTGATTGGGAAAGTGGATATGATGCCGGCTATCGAGCGGCATTAGGTACAGCAAGGAGGGACATCGGTCGTGATATTGGTAAGTCGACTCCTACTAAGAAAACTCGCAGACCTAGGAAGAAGGATCCGAAAATGGCACGTGCCCTGGAAGAAGCAAATCGAAAGGGTAGAACCACCAAAGGAAAATTCCGAAAAGGCTGGGATCAATCTCGAATTATGACACTCGCTCACAAGTTGAAGAAAGGGATGTGACCAGGTTGGCTAAGAAAAAAGTTGCATCGACTAGAGCACTTACAGGAATTCGTACGTTAACCACTCAATTTGAGATGGGTTCGTTCATGTGGCACAATCTTCCGCCATCGTCCTCCCAATGGAAACCAGTTGGTCCGATTACCCCCTCACCTACGAATTGGCAGAGTATCGTCAATCTACCCGTGGTTTGGAGTGAACAATACCTAGATTTGTCTGGGTACGAGTTGGACGATCTTACCCTGATTCCCAGGGACGTAAAGGTCCAGGATCCAGGCGTCTATCTTTACAGTGGATCTGGCCACGTCTTCTGCGTCTATGACATCTTGAGTCAGGAACGTCTCTCAGAGGCTGAAATCGATTTCATTGGTGAGAATAACCGCACCAACCGACAAAGTGCTCCAGGCATGCCACGTGGCCCACTAGACCGCGAACAAATCATATTCGGATTATACCGCTTCTTCAGTAACAATACTAGTCAAACTGGTATGCCTCAGTTGATGCTCAATGCGCGCACTGTACGTTTCGGATCAGGGCAACCCACAGCCGTTCAGAAACTATGGGCATATCGCATAGTAATCTTCGCGGATTCCCCTGCTGCAGATGACACGATCGTAATCCCTGCGGCTACGTTTGTACTCAATGCGCAGATAGTCAAGGAAGAGGACTTACCATACCTCATGCGACTGAAGAGATCCTATGAGTTATCTCAGTGATGATGTCCATGAATCTCCTGGCATGGTACTCTCGAATCCCTGGACACGAACAGAATGTACGTGTGCCGTCATCCTTCTCCAGGCGCGCGGTAATAGTCCGCGAAGATACCATCCCTA